CGGCCCGGCAGGATGATTTTTTCCGGGCCGGCGGCATTGGCCGCAAACAGCTCGCCCGGCTGCAGGAATACGCTCGGGGCGAACTGGACGAGGCGCCATCCGTCCGGCAGGCGCCGGACGGCGTGGAGGTCAGGAGGGTGCAGGTCATGCTCGATGAGCAGACCATCGACCAGGCCCGGCAGATCGGGGGCGGGAATCTGTCGCACGGCCTGCGCCTGGCGGTGCGGGCAGCAAGCAGAAAGGTGTAAAAACCGCTTGCATCAAAAGCAGGTAGCAGCCACACCCCACCGCAACCCTGCTTCGGCGGGGTTTTTCATTTTGTGCGGCCGATAGCATCGCAGCATAAAAAAGCCGTGCTACTGTCCGCGCACAACCCGGCGAATAACAACAATACTGCCGTCCGCTCCGGTCAATGCGCGGAATTCCAGCGGCTTCGCTCGCCCTGAATTTCACGGAGCACGAATTTCCCGGCCTGGCCGGGCACCCGATGCGTCACCACCGAAGGAGGTGATCCATCCAGGCCGGAAACGGCCGCCGCCGTGAGGCGAACCCTTCCCGCAGCCGGACAACCCCGAGCTGGAGCCACCCTATGCAAGATTCCGACGAACGCGCCTGCAAGCACTGCAGGCACGCAAAACATGCTGCCGACGACATCCACGAGTGCCGGCTGAATCCGCCCGAGACGCTGCACTCGGACGAGGACGGTGTGACCGTGGCGTTTCCGCTGGTCATGGCGGATCTGTGGTGCGGGCAGTTTTCGCGCCGGGTGAATTGAGGGCGGGATGGCGCGCAAGGCTGTTGACTGGGAGGCCGTTGAGCGGGAGTACCGCGCAGGCATCCGGTCGCTGAGAGACATTGCCGGAGAGGTTGGCGTATCAGAGGGCGCGGTTCGCAAGCGCGCAAAGGCCGAAGGATGGGAGCGAGACCTTTCCGCAAAGATCGACGCGAAGGCTGAGGCGCTGGTACGCAAAGCCGAGGTACGCAGCAAAGTACGCAGCGAAGGAAGTACGCACGACGAGCGCACAATCGTTGAGGCAAACGCGCAGGTCATCGCAGACACGGTGCTCAACCAACGCCGCGACGTTTCCCGAAGCCGCTCCATCGTGCAAAAGCTCTTTGACGAACTGGAAGCGCAAGGCGACGGACTCGAAGAGCTCGCCATGCTCGGCGAGGCGCTCGAAAGCGGCGACGAAGAGAAGCTTGCGCAGATCGCCCGCAAGGTGATCGCGTTCCCGTCGCGCGTCGACTCCGCGAAGAAGCTGGCCGAGTCGCTGCGCACCCTGGTCGAACTCGAGCGCAAGGTGCTGCGCATCAAGGACGACACGAACCTGGACGACTTCGCCAAGAAGATCGGCGAGGGCGCCGCGCTCTCTGGCATGGACGCCTATCGGCAGATGTGCAATGGCGGCTGAGAAGGTCGAGACCGTCCTTCCCGCGCTGGACTGGAAGCACCCGGACTACGAGCCGATCATCCAAGAGCGCATGCGCCGGCTGCAGACGATCCGCAGCACGCCGGGGATGGTTGAAGGACTCAAGGAGTTCTACAAGGAAAACCCGGCGCAGTTCATCACGGACTGGGGTGTGACGAGCGACCCGCGAAACGCGGACGTGGGCCTGCCGGTGGCGGTTCCTTTCGTGCTGTTCCCGAAGCAGGCCGAGTTCATCGGCTGGCTGGTGGAGCGCTGGAAGGGACGCGAGGACGGGCTGGTCGAGAAGTCCCGCGACATGGGTCTTTCGTGGCTGTGCGTGAGCATCGCCGCAACGCTGTGGCTTTTCAATCCCGGCATCGTGATCGGCTTCGGTAGCCGCAAAGAGGAGTACGTCGATCGAATCGGCGACCCGAAGTCGCTTTTCTGGAAGCTGCGCGAGTTCATCAACAACCTGCCCGTCGAGTTTCAGCCGAGCGGATGGAATGCGGACAAGCACGCGCCTTTCATGCGGGTGCTGAATCCGGAGAACGGCGCAGCCATCGTCGGCGAGGCGGGCGACAACATCGGTCGCGGCAACCGGACGGCAATCTACTTCAAGGACGAATCAGCCTTCTACGAGCGCCCGGATGCCATTGACGCAGCGCTCTCGCAGACCTCGAACTGCAAGATCGACGTGAGCACGCCGAACGGCTCGGGCAATCCGTTCTACCGCAAGCGCTTCGGCGGCAAGCTCAAGGTCTTCGTATTCGACTGGCGTGACGATCCGCGCAAAGATGAAGCCTGGTATCAGCGTCAGTGCGAAACCCTTGAGCCGCATGTCGTGGCGCAGGAGATCGATCGCAACTACGAGGCGTCAGTCATCAACGCCTTCGTGCCAGGCCCGTTGATCGATGATGCGATGCGCCGAGGGCCGACGCAGGTCGAGGCGATCGGCCGGCTGCGCGTAGGCGTCGATCCGGCGCGCTTCGGGAACGACAAGTTCGCGGTGACGATTCGCCGCGGCCGGCTGGTGCTCAATATCGAGGAGACGCAAAAGCTCGACTCGATCCAGGGCGCGACGTGGGTCAAGTCTTTGTTGGACCCATACGGCGAGATGCCGGGCCAGATCGCGGTCGATGAGATTGGCGTAGGTGCAGGCGTGGTCGATCAGCTTCGCGGCTGGTATGGCGACACGGTGGTAGGCGTGAATTCGTCGCTGCGCATGGATGGCGACGCAGGAAGCGAGTTCCGCGGCCTGATTGCCACGAAGACGATGTACTACAACATGCGCGCCTTGATGTGGGGCGAGATGCGCGAGTGGCTGGCCGGCGCATCGATGCCGATGGACCACGAGATGAAAGCCGAACTGACCGCGCCGCGCTACAGCTACCGTGGCGGCTCGCTGATCCTCGAGAGCAAGGACGACATGAAGGCGCGCGGGGTGAAGTCGCCGAACCGAGCGGACTCCCTGGCACTGACCTTTGCGGACCCGCGAGAGCCGCAGCAGATCCTCTCGCACCCGGTATTCGGCGCAGCAGCTCACGCACAGATCGGCAGAAAGCCGGCGAGCCGCGCGGGCTACTGACGAAAAAATGCCCCGGCGGTGTTGGAAGCACCCCGAGGCGTGGCCAATCCTCACGACAGGATCGACATGGACAAGTATAGCGATTCAGCGCCCAAGGGCGAAGAAACTCAGACATCGGCCCGCCAAATAGCGCGGGCCTTTTCATTTCCAGGCCTGTCCGACAGGCTTAAAGGCTGTTCAATGACCGATCAATCCGCCAGCTATTCGGAGGTCGCCGCGCGCGTGTTCTCCGGCGATACCGCCTCGGTCGACAACCCGCTGTTCGGCCTTGGCCAAGGGCTCATGTCCGAGTTCGCGCACGCCGAGGTCGAGCGTCGCGAAGTCGAGGAGCGCTGGTTGCAGGATCTGCGGCAGTACAAGGGCCGGTACGACCCTGACGAAGAAGCGCGCATGGTCGGCAGCAAGGCGTTTCTGCGCAAGACCCGCATCAAGGTCGAGTCGGTCGATGCGCGCATGTCGGACCTGCTGTTTCCTGCGAACCGCGAGCGTAACTACCAGGTCGAGGCTACGCCAGAGCCCAGCATTCCGAGTCCGCAGAAGCGCAAGCTGGTCGAGATGCTGACGCAAGTCAACCAGGGTCAGAAGCCGGACGCGCAGACGATCAAGGCGGCCGTCAAGGACTTTGCCGACCAAGCCGCCCGGCGCATGGATGAGCGGATCGCGGATCAGCTCGCAGAGGCGAAGTACAAGCGCGTCTGCCGCGCCGTGCTCCACTCAGGCCACTTGTACGGCACAGGCATACTCAAGGGGCCGCTGGTCGAGCATCGGACGCGCCTGACGTACGCGTGGGACGACAGCAAAGGTCGTTTCACGCAGTCCGCGCAGCGGTATTCCGCGCCTTTCCTGGCCGCGGTGCCGATCTGGCGCTGGTATCCGGACATGAGCGTGACGGACCTCGAAGATTGTCAGTACGCCTGGGAACAGCACCGGCTGACCCGTAAAGACCTCGCGGACCTCGCAGAGCGGCCGACGTTCGCCGGTGACAAGATCCGGGCCTACATCAACGGCAACCCGGACGGGCTCATCAAACTGCGCTGGTTCGAGTCGGAGCTGCGCGAGATTGGCGATCAGAAAACCCTGCTGACGACGACGCGCTCCGGTCAGTACGACCTCTACGAGCGATGGGGCTATCTGTCGGGCGAGAGCCTGCGCGCGTGCGGTGTCGAGGTGCCGGACGAGCGGCTGCATGAGGCATTTTTTGCAAACGTCTGGCTCACGCCGGACGGCGACGTGATCCGTGCCGTGCTGCAGCCCATCGAGGGCCAGACGTGGCCGTACCAGCTGTACTACCTCGATAAAGACGAGACGAGCATTTTCGGCGAAGGCTACGCCGCGATCATGCGTGACGATCAGGAGATGATCAATGCCGCAGTCCGCATGCTGCTGGACAACGCCGCGCAGACCTCCGGCCCGCAGTACGAAGTGTTCGTCCCTGCATTCCCGCCGAACGCGAACCTGACCGACATCTACCCAGGGAAAATCTGGCCGCGCGTGTCGGGCGACATGCAATACCCGGCTGTTCGTGCGCTCGAATTCAGAAGCCATATGCAAGAGCATCTGGCCATCCTGGAAGTGTTTGACCGCAACGCCGACGAGACAACCGGCGTACCGAAGTACAGCTACGGCGACAACCCGCAGCGCGGCGCAGCCGGCACGGCAAGCGGTTTGAGCATGTTGATGGGTCAAGCAAACACCCATCTGAAAGACCTTGTCGCGAACTGGGACGAAGGGATCACGCGACCGTTCATTCAGGGCTTGTACAGATGGAACATGCAGTTTTCGCGCGATGCC